CCGGGCTTGAAGTTATGGCTCATGCGACCTCCTTGAATGCTTCGAACTCAGCCATTTCGGTCAGGCGCTCCTCGGTCAGGGTCGGCCAGTCATGCAGCACCAGGTACGCGCAGCACTGGCGCCAAAAGTCCTGGAAGACCTCTTCGCCCATTGAGTCGTAGGAAAGGCTGCGCGGCGTCTTGCGGGTGAGTTGGCCCAGGCCGGGGATGTCGAACTGCTCTTCATCGCAGCAAACGCCAGACTCAAGTTGCAGGGCCTTGATCGCGTCGTGGGACTGTTTCCCGGAGAATCTGTCGATGTTCTGGCTCAGCACCCGACCCAGGCCGTGGACCAATCCATTGAACCGTGGATTGCGCGACTGCTTGAGGTCCGCTCGGATCTTGGTGTTGATCTTGAAGTCACGCTCACGGAGGATCGACCGGTCGGCGTCGGAGGACGGCACGAACGCGGCCACCTCCTTGCCGGTGGCAGGATCAACCAGGCGGCGCAGCACCAGGTACACAGGCATAGGGCGTGGCTTGGTGGGTTTCGACATCACCTAACCTCCCGCAACAGCTTGAATACCTCTGCGGCCATGTCGCGGCGATCAGGCTCTACAACTCCACGACCTCCACATAGACCGCACCAGCGGCGCTCGAGGTCATAGCCGCGGCATTTTGGGCAAGGTCTAGCTGGAGTCATGGCTGCTCTCCCTGGCCCATGGCGGCGTCGATCAGCGCATCCAGGTCTTCACCGACCATTCCTGCGTAGTGCGGGCCGATCCATTCCACGACCTCGATGTCGTTACTGCGCCCTTTCTGAAGCCACCGGTACCGATCGGCATCCTGGCGCAGCGCCTCGTTCTCGGCCAGCAGCTCCAGCGCCACTTCCTCGAGCGTCTTCTCGCCCAGGAATTCTTGCAGCGCCTCGGTGTTGCGCTTCCAGTCTGAGCAGTCGGCGCGGAATGACGCGGCCTCGGCCCACAGCAGCTTCTGGAGTTTTGTCTTGTCGATGGTCATGTCCATTGCTCCCTGGTCTTCTTGCCGAACTTCGCCATCAGTTGTGCCCGGGCTGCTGCTCCGCTGCATGGGATGGACTGGATCTCCAGCAGGCGCGCCTGGCGGTGACTGGCGTACTCCTCGGCCCGCTCCAGTTCGGTCTTCTGGCTGTCGTGGCCGATGCCGACGGCGATGTCTTCCAGCGGCTTGCCCTGCATGAGCATGCGGATGGTGATGTCGTAGGCCCTGTCGAACACCTTGCTGGCCTTCTCGGGGATCAGGTCGCCCAGGTTGTGCATCTCGCATTGCAGCGCAGCGTGACGAACCGCTGGATGCGACCAGGTGCGATTTCCGAACCGGCTCGGGTGAGCGTTCACCAGTGCCTCGCGAAAGGCCTTGTCGTGCGGCGGAATACCCAGCATTTCCGGCGTTGGCTGGCAGAGTTTGATGAACTTGCCCACGCTCGGCGCGAAGTCCGTGCCCAGCGAGCGGCAGCGCTCGATGCCGAAGCGGATCTGCTCCAGGGTGTTAATCTCGGCAACGATGAACGCCTTGATCCAGCTGCGCTTGGCGGTGCTCAGCGCGGCATCCGTCGGCCAGGCCTGCTTCCAGGCCGGGAAGATGGCCTGCAGTTCCTTGAACAGGGCATTGACGACGTCGACAGTGCCCGGCGGCAAAGTCTGTGGCATGACCGGCATAGGTGGCGGCTTGTAGCCGGCCATCGCGACTGAAAGATCCTCGTCGGCCCCGGCTGCCTTCATGAGCTGTGCCGCGCTTCTCGGCGGCTTTGGCTTGTTGCTCATAGCACGCTCCCAAGATCGTCAGCCCAGGTCTGGTCGTCGAAGTCGGGGCCGTTGGCCTGTCGGCGCCCCGGGAACGGATGGACGTTGTTTGCAGTAGCTGTGTCGCGCTTCACCCACTTCACCAGCAGGCTGACCCAGGACGCTTGCGTCTCGACGCGACCGGATGCCGAGTAGTGGCAGACGAATGCCGCTGTGGCTTCGGTGGTGAATGCGGACACCGGCATTGCCATTCGGAACGCGTAGGCCTTCAGGAGCTTCTCGTCAGGAACCCAGTCCAGGGTCATTTCGGTTGGCGCTTTTGGGTCGACGGAATTTTCCTGCCCCTCGCGTAGAGTGTTGTGTTGATCTTCTCCTATTCCCTTCCCTTCCCTTCCGGGGGCGAATGGTTGGCGACTGGTCGACGACTCCTCGGCGAATTGTCGACGACCGCTCTCCGACTGGTCGTCGAATTCAGACGGCGGGGCTGGGTATTTGAAGTTCTTTTTCTCTATCTTCTGGTGCTTCCAGCCACGGACGTGCAGATAGTTTTTTCCGTCGATCCAGTAGCTTAGGGTCAGGTTGGCGCCCTCCAGCTCACCCAGCAGGCTGCTGACCTCTTCGACGGTGATGTCGTCGCCAGGGAAGACCAGGGCCTTGATGGTCCTAGGAGACAGCGGGTGGTTGCCGCCGTCGTCGCAGAAGTTCCAGATACCAATGAACAACAGCCGAGCCAGCGGGCAGCAGGACATGACCTGCTCGCTCGACCAGAACTCGGGCTTTACAGTGCGAATGCGGGCCATCATGGGCGTCCTTTGCCGACCAGGCCGGCGAGTTCGAGAAAGCGATCCACATACCAATGAGGCTGCGTCTCGCGTGGGCATTGGGGGCTGGTGAGGTTCTTGCCGTACTGCAGGCCCTTTTCAGTCACCGACCAGAACGGAACCGTTTCGCCCTTGGAGTTCTTGCGCTGGAGAGACTTGAGGAAGCCGCGGGCCTCCAGGACATGATTGAAGGCCGCCGGCGAACAGCGGATGTCGTTGTCCTTCAGCAAGGCCGTGGCCGACTTGGTGGGCATCGAGGAGCCGCCGGTGGCATCCGGTGCAGCATCGACGGCGTAGCCTGGGAGGAACTTGGCGTCGAGGCCGTTGTTGGCGGCGATCTTGGCGAGCATCATCACTTGACTGGATGGCGCAGGCTTCAGGAGGCGGGTAAAGCACTCCAGGATTGCGAGCTCACCGACGACTTTGGTGCCGTTGAGCAAAACCTGATTGCGGGCGCCCTGCTGCTGCTCCAGTTCCCGCCAGCGGCGAATCACCTTCATGCGCATTGGAGCGCTGTAGCCAGTGAGCAAGCAGTCGGTGTGCTCTCGGTCGAGTAGATACTGGACTTGCTCCCGATTGCGACCGTCCAGATAGATGTCCTCAAAACTGAGTGCATCAACTTTCAGGTCCTTGAGCATCGCAACGATGTCGCGCTTCACGTTGTCGTGGCGCTTTCCGGTGATATTGGCTATCTCTCGGGATGACATCGTGGCGTGCGACACGTTTTCAGATCCGGCGAAACGTGTCGCGACATTGGTCGGAGTATTGATCGTTTGGTTGGATTGGTGCATGATTCGCTCCACTTGTACTGCTGTTGAAAAAGCCACCCTCGTCCGGTGGTTTTTTTATGCCTGGTGAAAAGTGAGCCCTTCTTCAGGGCCTGCGTGAGGGCCTCAACTATCCGGTTGAGGGTCTCTTGAGTCCCACCAGTGTCAGAACTGGTGCCTTATGCCTGCCGACGAAAACCGTTGCTCCTGAGGTGATTGCCTCAAGAAGGATTTCGTTTACCGCTTCCTCAAACGTCCACCCTCTTGCCTCCATAAGCTGGTGAACCTTGGCGCGGATCTCTGGCGGCACGTTTTCTTCTGTGAATTGCTGCATTCGTGCCCTCCTGAGGGCCTCTAACCCGCGATATTCTTGAGATCCTTCAAATCCTCGGGCATGAGTGCCTCTATTGCTCCGTTGACTGCCGCCCACTCGAGCATTTCGAAGAGGTAGGTCGCGTACTCGCGCCGGCTTTTGTCAGCGGCACGCTGCAGTTGTCGATCAAGCAGCGGGTAGAGACGGATCTTGCGGGCGATGTCTCGGCGCTGATTGAGGGGGTCTTTAAAGCCCATACGGGGATTGCTCCTGTGTGATTGGAAGGGTTATGCAGCTGATTTCTGGGACGGGAACGGACGCTGCTCTTGTGCGGACAAGCTGCCGTCATCGTCGAGGGTCACGTACACGTCGCGGCCTACGCGGATCGCCTTGCTAAGGGCGCCCTGCGTACAGCCGAGCAGTTGCGCGGCCTTTGTGTGGCCGTGTTCTTTGGCAAATTCGGTGAGTGGGATTCGGCGCATTGCGGCGTCC